TTATCTAAAAGATAAAGATGTTGTTAAAGCAGAAGAAGAAGATGATTGAATACAACGGAAAGAAAGTCACCCCAAAGGTGTATGCTAAACACCAAGTGTCTGATTACTTGATGGACTTGTTTGATAATCCAGAGGTTCATATGGATAAGGGATTTGAAAACTCTACATCACGTGAACAAGCTGAGATAATGAATCAAGTGAGTTTGTTTGAAGACAGGATACATAAGTTATTGGGTGTTAAGTTTAAAAGTATTACAAGCAGTAGTAATTTTGAAAAATCTATATAGGAGATAGAGTTATGGAATTTATATTAATAGTTGTAGGTGTTGTTATATTATTATCAACAACAGTTTTGTATATGTACTTGGTGGATGAGGAAAAGATAGAACCACATATACCTACACCTATGACAAACAAAGGAAACTTTTGGGATGCAGAGACACAGAAGTATTACAAATGGGATGAATTAATGAAACTTAAAAAAGAAAGAGAGGAAAAAAATGACACAACATGATGATGCTGTTGAACAGCAAAGACAAATACTTGAATTAGAAAAACAAGCTAAACAAATTGTAGCTATTGACACAAGGTACAAGGATGGGTTATGGTATCAACAAACAATTTCCTATGCTAATGGTCGAAGGATTACAGAGTACAGAGATAAACGTAAAGCAACGATAGAGGAACATTATGAAAGGTGAAATATTTGGATTTGGAATTGGATTAATGGTAGCTTTAACATTAATTAATGTAGTATTTGTAGTGGAAGAGGTTAAAGAACAAAGAGGACAAAGCTATGAAGTTTGTCGAGATAAACTGTTTAAAGCTTATCCACAAGAAGTAGATTACAAAGAGTGGAGGACATGTATTAATGGCTAAAACATGGAATAAAACTGCTCATGTATCTGCTACACAAGGCAGAGGTAAGAAGACAAGTCAAGGTAGAGGTAATGTTGCTTTCTCTACCATGAACAAGAACAAGAAAAGCAACTTCAAAAAATATCGAGGGCAAGGTAAATGAACGACATAGAAAAACTACTAAAGAATAAATTAACTAGTCAAGGTATAGACAAGTCTTGGTTAGATACTCACCTTGAAGTTTTAACAGACGATGAGGATGATGATGAGGAAGACTATCGTGAAACAGATGGAACTACTTCGGAGGAAGTATGAACATATTTTATTTTGATGAGTGTCCGACTATATCAGCAGAAGCACAGCCTGATAAGATGTTAGTCAAGATGCCACTAGAAACAGCACAGATGTTATGCACAGCACACCGAGAACTAGATGGTGATGAGTATGCAGATGCTAATGGACTTTACAAACGTGCATACTGGAATCATCCATGCACAATCTGGGCAAGAGAATCTAGCTCTAACTACTCATGGTTGTATCGACACTTCCTAGCATTAGGTATGGAGTATGAGTACAGGTATGGTAGGAAACATGCAAGTGTTGTCAAGCTAGAAGAACCATTAAGCAAAATGCCAGACAATATTACACATACAAGGCTAACACCACTAGCACAGGCTATGCCGGAGGAGTATAAAAATGAGGATGCTATTATTGCTTATCGTGATTACTGCATTAACGAAAAACACTACGCCAAATGGGAACGCAATAGAGCTAAGCCTATATGGTGGACAGCACAGGAAGCTGTTTAAATATTTTGAAATTAAATATTGACAATGTCTTTTACTTATGTTATAATACACGCTTATTAAGATGAACTACTTAGCAGAAAGAGATCAGTATCGTACAGAAATTCTTACTCGTGATGAGTACAGAAAGTTTGGACAGTATATGATAGAGAACTACCCAAATGTAGGGCATGTGGTGGAAAAGTTAGATGATACTTTTAAGGTACGACTTAACGAAACTTCATTAACATTTTGGGAAGAGATATTGACTGCTATTAGGGATTAATTAAAAGGTATATTATAAGAAGTTTTGCCCTCCTTTATTTAACTTATAATATCTACAAGTTTCCGGTCTTGTGCCACTCTAAAACCGGCTTAACTTTTTTTAACCAAACACTTTACTTTCATACAAAAGTATGATATAATGTGTGCACTTAATACAAACCGATGGAGGAAATAATATGTATGAGTATGTAAAAGGTAAGGCAATGTGGGCAAACATCACATCGCCAAACACGAGGTTCCAACCTCACAAGTATGGGTTGACTGTTCTTACAGACCCTGATACTGCATCTAAACTTGAAGGCATAGGTCTTAATCAAGTTAGAGACAGAGCAGGACAGCCTAAGTATGATGAACCTGCATTTACTTTTAGTAAAAGAGCTACAAGAAATGATGGCACAGCAAATGCTGCACCGAAACTTGTTGACACCGATGGTGCTGACATGGATGTTAGCGTAGGCAATGGTTCAGAAGTTGTTGTTAAGATCAAGCCTTATAAGAATGACTATGGTCAGTTCGCTGAACTCATGGCTGTTAAGGTAGAGAACTTAGTAGAGTATGTTGAAGGTGATTCAGATAACGAGGAGTTTTAATTATGATTATTACAATTAACAATGATGATGGAACAACTACTTATGATGTGAACAACATTGAAGATGATAGCGTAAAGCAAGAAGCTACTGTTATCGTACAGAAAGTTGGAAACTTACAGGTAGTTATTGAAGCTTTAGACTTTGCAAGTCGCACACATCGTGCAAACTTAGAAGAGTTGCTTAAGTCTAGAGACGAAGCTATTGTTGACACACCAGAACCTCAAGCAGAGGAAACTCAAGAAGAGGAATCAACTAACGAATAGTCTTTGAGGAGGGCTAACATGAATGATACAACTTGGGATAAGTTAAAACAACCCTGTCCACTTTGCAACAGCAGTGATGCTGTAGGAGTCAATCAAGATGGCTCAGCAAAGTGTTTCAGTTGTGGAGAATTTATGCCTAACTATGAACAAGCATGTAATGGAAGAACTATGACACAAACACAAACAATTCAAACCAAACAACCTGACAATGTGACTGAGGGTAACTTCATTGCATTGACTGACAGAAAAATATCCCAAGCAACTGCACAGAAGTTTGGGGTTAAAGCTGTTCAAGATTTAAAAGGTCAGGTCATTAAACATTTCTATCCGTATTATAACGGACATGAATTATCAGCTACTAAATGTAGAAACTCTTTAACCAAAGACTTCTTTGTATCTGGTAGCTACAATGACACCGGATTGTTTGGTCAGCAATTGTTTAAGGGTGGCAAGTATGTCACCATAACCGAAGGGGAGTGTGATGCTATGGCAGCCTATGAACTACTTGGTAGTAAATGGGCTGTGGTATCCATCAAGCGTGGAGCACAAGGTGCAGTACGAGATATCAAGGAGAGCTTAGAGTTCTTTGATAACTTTGAAAACGTGATCGTTGCTTTTGATAATGATAAAGCAGGAAAGGATGCAGCAGTAAAGGTTGCAAGACTTTTCAAGCCCGGAAAGGCTAGGATACTCACACTTCCCAATGGGTTCAAAGACCCTAACGATATGCTTAAGTCTAACAGACATAAGGACTTCGTTGAATCTTGGTGGTCTGCTAAAGTGTATACACCATCCGGTGTTATAAATGTTACAGAGCAACGTGAGAAGTTTCACAATCGTGAGAAGAAACAAAGCATACCTTATCCTTATGAAGGACTCAACAAAAAGCTGTATGGCTTGAGACAAGGTGAGCTTGTAACTCTTACAGGTGGAACAGGACTTGGTAAGTCTAGTGTAACCAGAGAGATAGAGCATTGGCTTGTGAAACAAACACAGGACAATGTAGGTATCATAGCATTAGAAGAAGACTGGAGACGTACCATTGACGGCATACTTTCTATTGAAGCTAACGCTAGGTTATACATTGACCAAGAACGTGAGAAGTTTTCTAAAGAAGAGCTTGATAAGATGTTTGACATCTTGTATGATGGTGAGAATAAAAACAGAGTATGGGTTCATTCCCACTTTGGCACCAACGACATTGATGATATCTTTACCAAGCTTCGCTTTATGATTATTGGTTGCGACTGTAAATGGGTAGTAGTAGATCACTTGCACATGTTGGTAAGTGCAGTACATGAAGGTGATGAGAGACGAGCTATTGATACTATTATGACTAGACTTAGAAGTTTAGTTGAAGAGACTGGTGCAGGGATTATCCTTGTGTCTCATCTCAGACGTGTCGATGGTAATAAAGGACATGAGAATGGAATTGAAGTAAGTCTCTCTCATCTACGTGGCTCCAATAGTATTGGACAACTATCAGATTGTGTTATTGCATTAGAACGTAATCAACAATCAGATGACCCAGATGAAGCTAGGACTACAAGACTACGTGTTCTTAAATCAAGATACACAGGTGATGTTGGTATGGCAGCTAGAGTTATCTATGATGCAGAGACTGGTCGACTATCAGAATTAACTGATGCAGATATTGAGTTTGACAACTCAGGTGAAGAGGTATTTTAATGGATTTAGTATTTGATATAGAAACTGATGATATCCATGCTACTAAAGTATGGTGTATCGTTGCCCAGAATCCTGACTCCGGTGAGATATTTAAGTTCCCACCTAACAAGTTAGAAGAAGGGTATCAGTTTCTTACTACAGCAGACAGACTTATTGGTCACAACATTATTGGATTTGACATCCCAGTTGTAGAAAAGTTTGGAGGAGTAAATCTTAGTGATAAAGAACTCATTGATACCTTAGTTTTATCTAGACTATTTAATCCAACACGTGATGGTGGACACAGCCTTGAGACTTGGGGTTATAAGCTAGGCTATCCTAAGATTGAGTTTGAAGATTATCTTAATTACTCTACTGATATGTTAAACTATTGTGTACGGGATGTACAGTTAAACACTAGAGTACTACAGGAACTTCGAAAAGAATCAAAAGGTTTCTCACCTCAATCAATTGAGATTGAACAAGGTGTTGCTAAGATTATGAAACAGCAGGAGCAAGATGGTTTTGATTTTGATATGCAATCTGCTTTAAGTTTATTAGCAGAACTTAGAGAAAAGAAACAACTCATTGAAGCCGAGGTACATGAAACTTTTAAACCTAAATGGGTAGACACTAAACAGGTCACACCTTATATCAAGAAAGATGGTAATCTATCTAAGCGTGGACTAACAGATGATGAGTATCAACGTTGCTTAGACACTAACAACTTCAATCCCTTTATGAGACAAACTTTACAAGAGTTTAATCTTGGTAGTCGTAAACAGATTGGTGAATACTTAATAGACTTTGGTTGGAAGCCAGATAGATTTACACCTACTGGTCAGCCTATTGTAGATGAGAAAACATTATCTAAGATAACTCATATCCATGAAGCAAAACTTATAGCAGATTTTTTATTACTGCAAAAGCGTATAGCTCAAATTGATTCGTGGGTAGAAGCTGTCAAGGATGATGGTAGAATACATGGGTTTGTTATTCCTAATGGTACTATTACCGGAAGAATGACACACAGAAACCCTAATGTTGCACAGGTTCCATCGGTAAGTAGTCCGTATGGAAAAGAATGTCGAGCTTGTTGGACTGTACCAGAAGGTTATAGTCTTGTAGGTGTCGATGCAAGTGGATTAGAGCTACGTATGTTAGCACATTATATGGATGATAAGGAGTACATCAATGAAATTATTAACGGAGACATTCACACAGCTAACCAAACGTTTGCTGGACTTAAATCAAGAGATCAGGCTAAAACTTTCATCTATGCACTCGTTTACGGTGCCGGAGATGAAAAGATTGGAAGCATCATTAAAGGAAGCAGAGCAGACGGTAAGCAGTTGCGAGAACGCTTTCTTAGTAGTCTCCCAGCATACAGAACTCTTAAAGACAAAGTTGACAGAGCATCTGGAAAAACGTTCCTCAAAGGGTTAGATGGTAGAAAGTTATATATAAGAAACAAACACTCAGCTTTGAACACACTACTTCAAGGAGCAGGTGCTATCTTAATGAAGAAAGCTTTGTGTATTCTCTCAAATAGATTACAACTTAGCACTACACCTCATAAGTTTGTAGCTAACATTCACGATGAATGGCAGATAGAAGTTATGTCTTGTAGAGCAAACAAGGTAGGACAGATGGCTGTTGAATCTATAATAGAAGCAGGTGAACATTTTAATCTACGTTGTCCGATGGATGGTGAATTTAAGGTAGGAGGTAATTGGAGTGAAACACACTAAACAACAAGAATTAAATATGAATTATATTAAACCTAATGATAGCAGTAGAAAGGGAGACTTAGCTGAATACTATGCAGTTACATGGCTGTGGGATAATGGCTATGAAGTTTTTAGAAACACAGGTTGCACTGGACCAATAGATATGATAGCAATGAAAGATGGTGAAACTATTTTTGTTGATGTTAAAACAGCACAGCCACAACAACATAAAAAAACTGGTAATAAAGTAACTAAATGTCAAAGTCGTAACGAGATACAAAAAAAATTAGGTGTTCAGTTATTACAGTTTAATCCTGTTAATAGAAAATTAGCTTGGATAAAACATAGACAGAGAACATAATATGACTAAATCTAAAAAAACTCTTGACACATTAGTCGAAGATATATATAATAAGATAGGTGTACTTGCTGATGGTGAGCACATTGATCTAGACCCAGAGACTATCGATCAGTTTGGTGAGTCTATGAAAGAGATACTTTACAAG